ACAGTACAGATGTTGGTGGAGCTTCTAGTGCAACCAATACTTCAATTTCAGCTCAGTATACTTACGTTGATCAAGTTGGATCTAACTCTGGTAACTTTTCTACTACTAACAAGGTTAGATATACTGTTCCTATGTTTGGTGGTTGGGATGGTTTTGATCCTCGTAAGAATCAGTTGTTAACAGAGCAGTCTACTGGCGGCGATACCTTGTCGGGTGACTTTAATACAGCTATTAAGATTTTATCTAATCCCGATGAAGTTGACTTTAACCTAATTTCAATGCCTGGTATTACATCTTCTGCAGGTGGGTCACTAACTGACCGTCTGTTGGATATGTGTTCAACAAGAGCAGATGCGTTTGGTATTATTGATATTGCTGACTCAACCGCTACTGGTTCTGGTTTGGCCTTGTCGGTTGCAAACGCTCAGACAGAGGCTGCTAAATATACTTCTAACTATGGTGCTACCTATTATCCTTGGGTTCGTATTAACGACATTGATAATGACAAGCTTGTTTGGGTTCCCCCATCCGTAGCTGTGTTTGGTGCTTACGCATTCAATGATAGAGTAGCTCAGCCATGGTTCGCACCTGCTGGCTTCAATCGTGGTGGTCTTGATGAAGTATTAGAGGTTAGAAGAAGACTTACTCAAGGTCAACGTGATGACCTTTACACGAACAACGTCAATCCAATCGCAACCTTCCCAGGCCAAGGTATTGTTATTTTTGGTCAGAAGACTCTGCAGGTTAAGCAGTCGGTATTGGATAGAGTTAATGTTCGCCGTATGATGATCGAAGTTCGTAAGACTATTGCTGGGTTCTCAAGACTCTTCATTTTTGAACCTAACTCTGTCGCTACAAGAGAGCGTCTATTGACACAGGTTAATGACTATCTCTCTAGTGTTCAGGCCGCTAACGGTGTTAATGAGTTTAGGGCAGTATTGGATGAAACCACTACTACACCAGACTTGATTGATAGAAACATTATCAAGGGTAAGATTTTCTTGAAACCCACCACCGCAGCTGAAATCGTTATCTTTGACTTTACTGTCACACCTAATGGTGCAGCTTTTAGCGAGTAAATTAATTAATGGGATGGGGTTTCGGCCCCATCTCGTTATATTTTTTTAATGAGTAGTGTATTTATTGTAGGATGTTTATTAAAATTAAAATGAAGATGGAGATTTAGAATGCCACAGCCATTTGAAGTCAACGCGATGCTGGCAGATACATTTGAACCTAAGAGACAAAATAGATTTTTGTTTCAGTTCACTGACGATACTCTTCCAGCGTATATTGCAAGAACAGCGGCTCGGCCATCTTTTACACAGGAAACTGTTACGATTGATTACTTGAACACCAAGCGTTATTTGGCTGGTAAGTTTGAGTGGAACACAATGAGTATTGGTCTACATGATCCTATTGCTCCTTCGGCAGCACAGAAGGTTATGGAGTGGGCTCGACTGGCACATGAAACAATTTCTGGTAGAGATGGATATGCAGCTTTTTACAAGAAGAATTTTAACCTAATCGCCCTTGATCCTGTCGGCGCAGCCGTAGAAAAATGGGAAATCAGAGGCGCTTTTATTACTGATGCAACTTTTGGTGATTATGATATGGCATCAAGTGAAGTATTACCTATCGACCTTACAATTCGTATGGACGAGTGTATACTAAGATATTAAAAAATATTTTTATTTTTTACGGTTTTTTAAATGTTTTAACAAGGACAAGGATGAATGACCGAAATTAATGTTGATTTGGAAAAATCACAAGAAGAACAGGTTTTATCTCCAGAAGAAATGGCAGGTATTGAACGGGCTCAGAAAATGGGGGCAGAAGCTAATGAGGCTTCTGCCTTCAGAGTTCCCACAGAGTTCGTTCAGCTTCCTTCTTTTGGATTAGTTTACCCACCTAACTCCCCACTCCATAATATTAAAGAAATTGAAGTAAGATATATGACTGCTGCTGATGAGGATATTCTTACGTCGCGGTCTTTGTTACGGAGTGGTAAGGCTATTGATGCTGTTTTACAAAACTGTATCTTGGATGGCAGAATTAATCCCGAAGAACTTTTGTCGGGTGATAAAAATGCTCTTATTACTTTTTTAAGAGTTAGTGGTTATGGGCCGGAATATAAAGTTGAAATAGACTGCCCGAGCTGTGAGGAAACTTCTAAGTATGAGTTTGATTTAAGTCAGCTTGAAATGAAAACTTTGGATATTCAACCTATTGAAAAGGGTGAGAATAGATTTCATTTTCAAGTGCCAACCGGCACTCATATTGAGTTTAAGTTTTTAAATAGCGCAGAAGAGAAAATGATTTCTGATGCACAAGATAGGATTAAGAGAAGCACCAACTCTCCTATTGATAGGAATGTTACTACTCGTCTTAAGAATACCATCATTTCTATTGATGGTAATAACGACCCCTCTTTGATTAATCAATATGTAGACTCTCTTAATGTTAGAGATTCACGGGCTCTTAGAAAACATATGGAAGATAATACCCCCGATATTGATATGAATCAAGACTTTGAATGTGCTCATTGTGGCCATAGAGGGGAGGTGGATGTACCGATTTCGGTAGGTTTCTTTTGGCCTGAAGACTAGTAAAGAATTTTTCTATAAGGAGTTATTTGATTTAGTATATCATGGTAAAGTATCTTTTCAAGACGCTTATAACATGCCAGTTAATTTGAGAACATGGTGGATACAAAGAATTAATTGGACAATAGAAGAACAACGCAAGGCTGAAGAAAAAGCAAACAAACAAGCTCTTGCAAAAAGACCTAAGAAAAATTAATATCTTTATCCCTTTACTATGTTTTTATAGTAAAGGGATATTTATTTTGTAGACTTATATAAACCATCTAAAAGAGAGTTGTAATGGCCGATATCTCTAATAAATTAAATAAAGAGTCTGAGAACTTAGCTGGAAACTTTATACATATTAAAGAGAATACTGCTGATTTTAGTGTAGCTCTTACTGATGCTACATCGGAAATGGAAAAATTTACTCAGCAATTTAAGGCCGCTAGTGGTTCGTTTAAACAAGAAACTGAAGGATTAGCTAAAACACTATCTAATGCCTTAAAAGCTGCAGGGGGTGCGTTTAAAAGGATACCAGGATTAGCTAAAGTGGCCGCCCTTGGCCCTCTTGGAGCTATTACTACTGCCGCCACACTGTTAATGAAACAGTTAATGCAGGTAAATAGTACTATCGCATCAATATCCAAAGACACAGGTTTAGTAGGGAAACAACTTAAGGGTGTGTTTAAGGAAGTTAAAGCTGGGGCTGCTGGAGTAGCTGCATTCAATATTAGTTTAGCTGATGCGGGTAAACAAGCCGCTGCTCTACAACAATCTTTAGGTGGTACCGCAAAAGTTTCTGGAAAACTTATAGATGTTACTGCTCGTATTGCAAAAGCTATGGGTGGCAGTGCTCAAGAATCAGCAGCCTTGGCAGATAATCTTATAAGAGGATTTGGAAAGACAGCCCCTCAAGTTGAAAAATTTGCTCAAAGTATAATGACCTTTGCGACTAAATCAGGCGTTAATGCTCGTAAGGTTATGAGAGATATTTCTAACGACAGTAATCTAACAGCAATTTATTTAAGTCGTGGTGAAGACTATATGGCCAAGACAGCTATTATGGCTGCCAAAATGGGTAAGTCAATGGCTGATAACTTAGCCACCACAGACGCTTTTCTGAACATAGAAAGCGGTACTGATTTAGCTGGTCGTTTAAATCAATTTTTTGGTAGTAATCTTAATGCATTAAAAATGTATAACATGGCAATTAAGCAAGATACTATTGGAACAATGAAAGAGTTAAATAAAGCTATCAGTACTCCAAAAGGTATTGCCATGATACAACAGTTTCCTGGCATAGCTAAACAACTAGGTGCAGAGCTTGGTCTTAACATAAAAGACATGCGACAACTGGGTAAAGTTATAAAGGATATGGAGAAAGCTGCGCAAGGGCCCACAAAAGAACAAATAAAGCTAAATAAGTTTATTACAGAAGGTATGAACTTAATGGAGCAACTAAAAGGACTTGTAGCTTCAGCATTATTACCCTTGTTTACGGAATTGGGCACGATGCTCAATAATCAACTAAAACCTATGATGGATGAAGCTACCGGTATGGCTAGTGCATTTGGTAAGGCCATTAATCAAGCGATGAGCGGCGCCAAAGGCCTTGGACCTAAGTTAAAAGCTGCCATGGGTGTGGTAATAACAACCTTAACTCCAATTTTTAATCAGATGGGAAATATCATTGGTTCAGCCTTTATGAATGGTATCGGAAATTGGTTTAAAACTTCTGCGCTAGGTAGAATTATAATGGGTATGGCTGGCGGTGGTGCCGCTGGTGCCGCTGCTGGATCTTTATTTGGTGGCATCGGGGCGATACCTGGCGCAGTTGGTGGTGCAATTTTAGGTGGTCTTGGAGGATACGCGTCGGCTCCGGCCATTAACGCCACTGGTCAAGTTCATAGTAAACCAACCTTAGCTTTGGTAGGTGAAGAAAATAGAAGCGAAGCTGTTATACCTACGGAAAGAATACGAAGAGGTCTTCCTGTAAGTCAATCTGTTTCAAGAGAACTACAATCTATTGGTGTGCCTGGATATGCTATGGGTGTTTCTAATGTCTCGGCCGCTGCTGTTGCGAGAGGAGGTCAAACTGTACGAAGCCAATCTCAACGT